AACAATTCAAGATGCTGTTGATGCATCAACTAATGCATCTTTATATTGGAGAGCTTCAGACGATAAATTTATTTTCTCTCATCCATTAAGAATGTTTGGTCAATTTGAATTACCAGATAACGTAAAAATGGTTGCAGGTGATGGTAATGATTTACAGCTTTATCATGATGGTTCTAATTCATATATTAAAAATACTGTAGGCTGGATTAATATGCCGATCACTCAAAACGGGTTAAGTATAGCAAACAGTGATTTCAGCGAATCAATAGCGAGGTTTTTGGTAAACGGAGCATGCGAATTATATTACGACGGAAGTAAAAAAATAGCTACAGCTACTGATGGTGTAGATATAACAGGAACATTAGATGTTTCAGGAGCTGCAACAGTAGCTTCTATAAATGCTAGTGGAGGATATTTAAATGGTTCAAATGGTGGAATAAGAATACACACAAATGGAACTAAGTTCTTCAATGTGACTGCAGCTAACGCAGCTAGAGACAATATAATGGATGTAGGTGCATCAGATGCACGATTCAAAGATGGTTGGTTTGGTGGAACTGTATCTGCGGTTAATTTCAAAGTCAATAATTCTCAAGGCTCAGACGGACAAGTACTAACTTCAACAGGAAGTGGAGTAGCATGGGAAGCAGTAAGTAGTGGTGCAGATGGTATAACTGCAAGTGGATCAAATACAATTATACAATCACCAGATGATACAAATGTTATTCATGTAAACAACTCTGCAGAAGTTGGTATAGGAACTGCGAGTCCAGACTATAATTTAGAAGTTGAATTTGCCGCTGGTAATCATACTACCGGAGCTGCCATTACAAACTCACAAGCAGGAGGTTATGGTTCTGCACTAAGCTTCGTATCTGAAAGAAGCGATAACAATGCGCATACGATAGCAGCAAGAATTAGAACTGAAGGTGGAGATTCATGGAATACAGATGCTTCAACAGATAGCAATTTGAAATTTGAGACAGTATCCGCAAATACTCTAGCTACGAAAATGACTATTAAGCATGATGGCAGTGTTGGTATAGGAACTACGAGTCCAGGTCACCCACTTCATATAGTAGAATCAGCAGATGGGACTAAAATCAGACTAACCAGAGGTGGAGTTTGTGAATGGGATTTCTCAATAGGAAATTCATCTACATTGACAGGTGTAGGTTCTGGTGCTTTAGAGCTTCTTCCGAAAAATGCCAATACAGCTAATGAATTTGCAATCGGCACGGCGGGATCAACAGCACCTTTATTTTGGTTAACGAATTCTCAGAATTATTTTAAGGAGAAGGTTGGTATAGGACATACAAGTCCAGTAGCTGAATTAGATATTGTTGGGGCTGGTTATGAACAAATAAGAATTGGAAGTAATAGAACAGACAATACAAACAAAACTGCAGGTATTACATCTTATATGTATACAAACAATAGCGTAAGTGTTTTCCAAGGATTTTTCCAAAATGGTAGTAATGCAATATATTATGGTTCTGCAGATGGAGCACATAGAGGAATAAATCAACATTATTTTTATACTAATTCAGATTATAACGCAACCTCAGGACACAAATTAAGGTATGTGATTAATGGTAATGGTTCACATAAATTTTATGGTGATCACCAAGGGGATGCAGAAGGTCATTTTAAATTTACAAATCAAAATGGTGCTGATAGTGGAACTACTAACTGTACTTTATCAGTTGTAAATGGTGCACAGTTTGTACAAATTATGCCATGGTCAAGTTTAGGTGCTAGAATAGGAACAAGAACAGGTGGTTGGAATAGTAATGCTGGCGGCAACTGTTATTTAACTGGACAAGATGCTACATGTTTAGTATTAAAATCAAATGGAACAGCTTATCTAGCTAATGGTTCTACCGCAGTGACATCAGATGAAAGATTAAAGAAAGATATAACAGATATGGCTGATGGTCAATTGGCTAAAATAAATCAACTTAAAGTAAGAAACTTTAAATGGAAAGACGAAAGAAAACCTGAACCTCAAGTTGGATTAATAGCACAAGAAGTTGAAACAATAATGCCTGAAGCAATAGAAGAAACAGAATTTGCTCCTGATCCAGATGATACATCAAGGGATTTTGACGGAGATGTAAAAATAGTTAAATATGGTGATGTTCAAATGAAATTATTAAAAGCAGTACAAGAACTAAGTGCAAAATTAGAAGCTGCAGAAGCTAGAATAACAACCCTTGAAGGATAAATAGTAGTATGGCATTAACAAAGATAACAAGTAGTTTAATTGGTAGTAATGCTATTGGGGCTGCTAATATTACAGATGATTCAATAACTGCGGCTGATTTAGAACATGATTTAGCGCTTCAAGGAAATCCTACTGCGACTACTCAATCAGCTGGAAACAATACAACAAGATTAGCTACAACTGCATTCGTAACTACAGCAATTAATAATATTGTTGATTCTGCTCCTGCGAATTTAGATACACTAAATGAAATCGCAGCTTCAATGAATGATGATGCAACATTTAATACAACACTAGTTAATTTAATCGCAGCAAAATTACCATTAGCTGGTGGTACTTTGACTGGTGCATTAATTGTTACTGATGGTTCAACCTCAGCTCCATCCATAGGAAATTCTGGAGATACAAATAGTGGAATATATTTCCCAGCTGATGATCAGATGGGATTAGTAGTTGGTGGATCTAGAAAATTATTAGCTAATTCAGATGGCATAACTATTAATAATGGTGATTTAACAATACCTTCAAAAATAATTCACGATGGTGATACAGATACTTATTTAAGATTTAGTGGCGCTGATGATTTCAGAATTGTAGTTGGTAATAGTACAAGAGCCGCTTATAATACTTCAAAGATTCATTTTAACCAAGAAGGTATTAATCAAGATTTTCAAGTAGAAGGTCAAGGAACAGGAAACGAAGGTCTTATATATGCTGATGCAAGTGCGAATAAAATTGGTATAGGAACAACTTCGCCAGCTAGTAGATTACACCTATCAGGTAATTCAGATGTCAGTGATGAAGATTGTATGCTTATTATTGATGACGTTGATGGTTCAGCTGGAAGTAGAATACCCGCAATTCAATTTAGATCTAATACTGGCGGTACAGTAACTAACCAAGTAAGATTGAGAGGTTCAGATTCAGGATTTTTTGTATCTGCTGCAGCTTCTCAAGGTGATGATTTAGTTGTCACAACTGGAGGAGTTGGTATAGGAGCTTCGCCCGGATTTGCTGCAGGTAGTGGATTAGATATTGAGAGAGCAGGAACAGCTACATTAAGATTACATGACTCAACTAATAAATCAGTAGAATTTAATATGGGTTCTAATTTAGAAATTAAATCTATGAATAGTAGTTCACATATTATTTTAACTCCTACAGGAAATGTTGGTATAGGAACTACAAGCCCAGTATATGGTTTTGATGCAAGAACTAATGGATATTTTTCATGTGCCGCATCGACTAATAATTTAACTCTTGGAGATTCAACAAATGGAACTACTTCAGCAATAAACACAACAAATAATGAATTACAGCTTAAACCAAATGGATCTACTACAAGATTAAAAGTAATTCATACTAATACTGCTAGTACACCTTTATTATATATGGATTCAGCCCACCCATGGATAGATATGGTAGCACCCGATGGATCTGTTTTCAAATCTGGTATTACAATGAGAGGTGGAGCAAGTTCTACACAAGCACAAGCACATTTCCATTTAACAAGAGATTCTAGTTATAGAACGCTTTCAACTGCAGGAAATTATGATGCTTATATAGATACTACTACAGCTAATACTGCGTATGGACACTTTTTATTAGGTGTTAATAATACAGAGGTAATGCATGCACACGCAGATACACAACAAGTTACGTTTCCACAGAACAGTGTATTTCAGGTAGCAAAGAATGATGGATATGTACAAGATGGAAATTGGTGGATTCCTGATCAGGTACATCGAAATGTTGGAAGTGATTATAGTACTTCAACAGGAAGATTTACCGCCCCAGAAGCAGGATCATATTTCTTCTCTGCAAGTATTATGACTCATGATTCAGGAAGTAGTGCTACACAAGTCGAATGGAAATTTTATAAGAACACAAGTGCGGTAAAAACATTTGTACAACATAAGACTGGAGCATATCATTGTCGTGTCGATGGATCTATGGTTCTAGAACTAGACGCTGGAGATTATGTAAGAATTTATGTTGGTAATTCAGGCACAAGCTCAGGTTGGGCAGGTTCACAAGGCGAACAAAATACCTTTTGTGGATATTTAATAGGATAAACGGAGGAAAGAATGGCAGATTATACAATTACTTTAAGTGAGCTAGATGTGAAATCTATGGATTATGTCACTGCTGATATAGACGATTGGATAACTAATAGTGCACAAAATAGAGCAAGAAAAGCTAAAGAAAGAATAATTAGTTTATTACTTGAACATTGTAATGCAAATGGTATTGCAATGGCAACAGGTGAAGCGGCTCAAGTTCAACAAGCTTTTGATTTAAAAGTTGTTGAAAAAGCATCTAACGATATACCGGAATAAATAAATGGCTTATTCAATTAATAGAAGATTATCAGATTTAATTAGAAGCGATGGAACAATCGACACTTCTAAAATTTTGGATGCAACAATTGCAACAGCTGATATAGCTAATGATGCAATTACAGCAGATAAAATAGTAGACAATATTGCCTTAGCTGGTAATATAACTACTACGGGTACACTCGCGCCTGTAGGCGTGCTCACTGCGAACGCAGGCGTAGTAGTTGATAATATAACTATTGATGGAACCCAAATAGATTTAAGTTCTGGTGATTTAACTATTGATGTAGCAAATGATATTATCCTTGATGCAGATGGTGGTGATATATGGTTTAATGATGGTGGAACAAATATTGCAGTATTTAAAAATTCTTCAAGTCATTTCTTTATTGAATCTTCTGTACAAGATAAAGATATATTAATTAGAGGTAATGATGGTGGTTCAACAATTACTGCTCTTGAGTTTGACATGTCAGATGCAGGAACAGCTACATTTAATCATGATGTAAACGTTGGTGGTGATTTAACAGTTACTGGAAACTTCCAAGTTGATGGAACTACTACTACATTAAATACCGCAACACTTAATGTTGAAGATAAAAATATCATTTTAAATTATGGATCTGGAGATACTTCATCTACTGCAAATGGTTCAGGAATTACAATACAAGATGCCGTAAGTTCAAGTACAGATGCTTCTATTCTTTGGGATACTACAGCCGATAGATTTAATTTTAGTGATGATATAGGTTGGGTTAGTAGTAATAATGTAATTAAAGCTGATCTTTCTTCTGGTGGTACTACAAGAACCGCAGAAATATTATTTTATAATGGTTCAAATGGAGCATTAGAACTTAAAACTCATAACGCATCTTCAGGTGGAATAAACTTCTATACTCAAGGCGCAGAAAGAATGAGAGTTGCAAGAGATGGTAAAATTGGTATAGGAACAACTTCACCAACATCTCCATTTGAAATTGTAGGTGCAGGTGGATATAATTTACATTTTAGTAGAGGTAATTCAACTCCTGGTGGTACAGATCCATGGCTAGGTTTATTTAATAATACAAATATTGCTAATGCAACTTATGGTTGGGGTTGGTATGATTCCGGTACTGATGGTTCATTACAATTATGGAATAAAAATAATAGCACAACTGGATATGAGGTTATAACCTTCAAGCGTGGTGGTAAGATTGGTATAGGAACTACAAGTCCAAACCTCAAGTTGCATGTAGAAGAATCCGCAGCTGATGCTTGGATAGCAGATTTTAAACATACCCATGCAGATGCTTATGGATTAAGAATTGATTTAAGTGGAACAACTTCAAGCGTTAGATACGCTTTAGGAGTTTATACTGGTGGTGGAACTGGTATGTTTGTTAGAAATAATGGAATGGTTGGTATAGGAACAAATGCTCCAATAGCTCCTCTTCACGTTTCAGGTAATGCTGTAATTGAAACAGGAAGTCCTGATTTATACCTTGCAACAACTAGTGCAAGTCATACGAACTGGAGAATTGCAGCTCAAGAGGCAGTAAACCAAGGATTTGAAATTGCAAGTGGTACTACATCTGCTTCAAGCAATGCTGTTGCTGATACGTATACAACTAGACTGACAATTAAAAGCGATGGTAAAGTTGGAATTGGAACTACGAGCCCCGCAGAGATATTACATACATCAACAGCTTCTAATAATGTTGGTAGATTTACCTCAACAGATCAGATAGCATATATACAAATCGACGATACAGATGACTCTTTGTACATTACTAGTGCGGGACAAAAAGGTTCTTTTGGTGGAAATGCAAGTGTTCATGCTAATAATTTAAATATTGATTTAACTAATGGCAAGGTTGGTATAGGAACAACTTCTCCTTCCCATACACTTGATGTTACTGGTACTATAAGATCTTATTCAAGTGGTTCTGGTAATGCTTGGCTATATACACAAAATGATAATAAAGTTTATTTAACTGGTGTAAGAGGTTCAAGTTCAAATGCTTATAGTATATACGATTTAACAGAAGATCATTCTAGATTTAGAGTTAATAGTGATGGTGGAGTATGTATAGGAGAAGACAATGTTGGTTATGCAGGTCAAATACTTTCTATCAAATCTGGTACAGGTAATAATGTATTATATGGAGAAAGTTCTGATGCTAACTGTATAGTTTCTCTAAGAGATAGTGGAAGTTCAGTAAATGTTGGGTATGGAGCTATATCAAATGCTCATGTATTTTTTCAAGATGGTACAGAAATAGCTAGGCTCAGTACAGGTTCAGGTGATAAATATTCCTACAGTAGTGCGGGAATAGGTGGTAGTGGTACTAACTTACATTTACACAGTGATGATTCTGAAATAAGAATGGCGAATAATATTATTCACTCAGATAATAGTGGATTTACTAAATTTACAATCAGAACTGGTTATGGCGTTACAAGTGATTCTGCAGAACTTTCATTAGATGCTGGATATATTTCATTCAATACAGGTTCATCATTTACAGAAAGAATGCGCGTTACTGGTGGTGGTTATGTTGGAGTAGGGGTGTCACCCACTAGACTTTTACACGTTCAAGGTTCAACTGCAGGTTTACCTATTGCTCACTTCAAAAATACTAATAATGATTGTGTAGGAATAAGAGCTGAAGTAGATTCAAATGCTGGTAATAATTTTATTATGGAGGCTATGAATAGCGATGGACAACAATGGAAAATAAGAAATGACGGTAGACATTATGGAACCTATCAATCTATACAAAGTATATCTGATGAAAGATTGAAAAAAGATGTTTCTTCTTTAACATATGATATTAATAAATTTAAAACATTTAATCCAGTAAATTATAAGTGGATTAATCCAGAATTACATGGAAATAGAACTGAAGCACAAATAGGATTTTTAGCTCAAGAAGTAAAAACAGTTGATGAAAGATTTTGGAATTCTGATACAGCAGAGGGAGATGATATACCATTAGTTGATAGTGGTATAGCTCAATCAGTAGAATTAAGTCCAAAAGATGCAATGTATATATCAGTAATCAAACAACTCATAACAAGATTAGAAGCTGCAGAAGCCAAAATAACAGCATTAGAAGGATAAATAGTAGTATGGCAATACCAGAAACAGGAAATATATCAATTAAGAGTGCCGCAGGTAGTGGTAGATCTATAGATGCAGAAGTAGCTTCGGTTAGTTCTGGTAGTCTAGTTACGCTTTCTACAAATGCAGTAGTATATGAGAATGTAAAAAATTCACCGTACGGTATGAGAGAATTTGAAGGATATACTCATACTCTAAATATGACTATGACAGAAACTCAATATGCTAGAAAAGCTTCTGATGGTCATATGTATGATTCAGTAGCTGCAGATACTTATGGAATGGGATTTAGCTCGCTTATAAGTGGATTTGAACATAGATTTTTTGGATATACTAGTGGTAGTAATTACAATATATTATGGTCAATAAGAGAAGCATTTTCTGGATTAGGAAACTATTATAATTCAAGTGGTACAGCTACAACAGGATCTCATACAGCTTGGTACAGTGTAGCTAATTATAGATTTGATTCTCCTGCAACTGCGCCAACAACTATAAAATTAAATTGTTCTGCTTCAACTAGTACTTCAGGTTCAGGCGGTATAAGTTTTAATGCTACTCAATATAATGGATATATGGGTGCAAGTGCAAATTTAAACCCAACTGGAACTGCTGAAAGTTGGAATCCTTCATATATGACATATGAAAAACAATGGCAATCTGGTGCAGAATGTGCTGATTATTTTGCTGAATCTACAGATACTTTTAGTGTGACATTTGGTAGATCAGGATATTATGATATAACAGGACAATCATATAAAACATTTGTTGATCATCACCATGATCAAGTTGGACCTTGCTAATGGAAACTTATATTAATTGGGGACCAAAAACATGGGTTGAAACCAGAGATTCTGGCGTGGTTAAGTCGATCGAAGTTAAGATTAAAGGTTGGAGAAAGATAAATAATGAAGACGGAACACCAAAAACATGGTCAGAAATAACTATAGAACGTGATGCTGGAGAAGGATTAAAAAGATTCTTTAAAATATTAGATACTGGACAAGCGGCAGAAATAGAAGAGACATATGTATTTACAGTTCCAGAAGAACATGAAACAGATAAAGTATTCTATTTAGATGGATTACATAATCATGATCATACTCAAGGAGATGATGGTGATGTAGAATACCAAGAGAAATCAAAAGAGTGGATGAAGTTAATTAAAGCCGATTCAGATTTTACAGATAAAGTTGAATCAGTACAAACAAAGCTTGAAGCTCTAGGAGAAACATAAAATGGCAAAGCCAAATTCAAGAGAAAGTTTAATAAAATATTGTAAAAGAGAATTGGGCCATCCTGTGATCGAAATTAATGTAGATGATGATCAAGTAGATGATAGAGTCGATGAAGCTTTACAGTTTTATCAAGAGTATCATGCTGATGCTTTAGAAAAAGTATACCTTAAACATTTAGTCACTACAGCAGACCAAACTAATGGATATATACCAATTCCAGATTTAGTTACGAATGTTGTTAGAGTATTCCCATTAAAAGATGGTAATGGAAATAAAATAGATATGTTTGATGTCAGATATCAAATGCATTTAAATGATATGTTCTCATTAGGATATATGGGATCATTAATGGAATATGAAATGACTCAACAATGGTTATCTTTATTAGATATGGTTATTGATAATAGTGATAAACATATAGATTTTAATAGGCATAGAAATACATTAAGAATTGATATGGACTGGTCAGAAGATACAGTTGCAGTTGCCGATTCTACAAAAGTTGTTACGGTTTCAAGTAATAAATATGTTATCGATGGAACTATGCAAGAAGAAATGTTATTAAGTGCTGGTACTACATATACATTTGATGTTAGTCATGCAACTAATTCTGGACATGTTCTAACATTTAGAGAGCCTGGTGGTTCTGCATATACTACAGGAATTGTACGCTCAGGGACGCCAGGGAACGCAGGAGCAACAGTTAAATTTACTACAACTGATACTACACCTGTTTCTATGGAATATTATGGTGCTGGTGGAGCTGCAGGAGCTTCAATAACAATATCTATTGATTCATCTTACTTAGTTTTAGAAGTATATAGAATAGTAGATCCGGCTACATATACAGATGTATATAACGATTATTTCTTAAAGAGATATTTAACACAATTAATAAAACGTCAATGGGGTTCTAATTTAATTAAGTTTGAAGGAATGCAAATGCCAGGCGGTGTAGTCTTTAATGGTAGACAAATCTTTGATGATGCGAATGCAGAATTAGAAAAACTAACAGAAGAAGCTAGGCTGAATTGGGAAGAACCGATCGACTTTATGACGGGGTAAATTATGGCTAGAAATGTATATTTCTCACAAGCCGTTAAATCAGAGCAAAACCTATATGAAGATTTAGTAATAGAATCTTTAAAGATCTTCGGGCAAGATGTTTATTATTTACCTAGAACTATAGTAAGTAGAGACAATATATTAGGCGAAGATGATGCATCTAAATTTGATGATGCATATATCATCGAAGCTTATATAGAAAATACTGAAGGATTTGAAGGTACTGGTGATTTATATTCTAAGTTTGGATTAGAAATTAGAGACGAAGCTACATTCGTAATCTCTAAAAGACAATGGAATAAACTTATAGGTGTTTGGAATAATGAAGTAGATTACCCTGTACCTAATGAAGGAGATATATTATTCCTTCCAATGACAAATAAATTCTTTGAAATTATGTTTGTCGAACACGAACAACCTTTCTATCAACTATCTAATTTACCAGTTTATAAACTACAATGTAGCTTATTCGAATATAATGAAGAGGACTTTGAAACTGGAATAGATATGATTGATCAAACCGAAGCTAAGAATGCATATCAAGTTTCGATCGATTATTCTACTGATGTAAATGGAGCTCATTATGAAGTAGGAGAATTAGTAAGTCAAGTAGTTTCTAGTGGTGTCACTGTTACTGGTGAAGTACAAACAGTAACTAAATCTTCTAATGAATATGGTTCAATAACTGTTTCACATATTTCAGTTTCAGGATCCACAGCTGCTACAGACTTCTTAGTTTCAACAACAGCAACTTTAACAGGAAATACCTCTTCTGTAGGAGGTAAAATTACTAAGATATATGATATCGGAGATAATTCAGAAAATGTAATGCCGTCCGATGATGCCGCAGAGAATGTAGCATTCGAAATATCTGCTGATGGTTTCCTAGATTTCACTGAGAGTAATCCTTTCGGTGATCCTTCGGAGAATTATTAATGTTTGACGGACACTTTTACCACGCAACAATGAGAAAATCTGTAGCGATCTTCGGAACGCTATTTAATAATATATCTGTTGTTAGAAAAAATTCAAGTGGAGCTATTATTAATCAAATAAAGGTTCCTTTAGCTTATGGACCTAAGCAAAAGTTTTTATCTAGATTAGATGGAAATACTTTAACTGATGGATCTATGGCTTTACATTTACCTCGTATGTCTTTTGAAATAACTTCATTAGATCTAGATACAAATAAGAAAGAAAATAAGAAAAATAAAATTAAGAAAGCTTCTACAGATAATACTAAAAGACAATCTATAGATGTACAGAATCCTTATAATATAGGTATGCAATTAAGCATAATGGCAAAGAATCAAGATGATGGTCTACAAATATTAGAACAAATACTTCCATTCTTTCAACCTGATTATACAGTGACAATAAGACCTATTGATGGGTGGACTGACTTTAAACAAGATGTTCCAGTTATATTAGGCGGAGTGTCAATAGAAGATAGTTATGATGGTGATTATACAACAAGAAGAGTATTAACTTATAATCTATCATTTATTATGAAAATGACATTCTATGGTGGTACACAAACTTCTAAAGTTATTAAAAACATTGATATTGATTGGCTTAATAAATCAAATAATATGTTCTTAGAAGGACAAGATATAAAAGTTAATCCACAAACAGCAACACAAGATGATACATTAGTTACTGGAACCCCTGGTTCAGGAGAATATTCTATAGAAACTACAATGGATTATTTAAATGTACCTTCAGAAATGACTTTAACACTTTCAAGTAATAATGGAACTTTCTCAGTTGGAGAAACCGTAACGGCAGGTACATCTGGAACAACAGCAACAGTTAAATCTGTTTCTTCACCAACTCAATCAACAATGGTAGTTAGTGATCCAAGTGGATATTATCATCAAAACGAAACAATTACTGGTGGAACATCAAGCGCAACAGCTAATGTAAGTCAGGCGGTATAAATATAATATTATGAGTGATAAAAAAGAGGCAATGATGGAGAGACTAAATAAGAATTTGCCATCTAAACCTTCTTCTCAAGATCTTGCGAGAAAAATAGAAAAGAAGGATATTAAAGATGATTATGAATTCTCAAGAGCAACATATAAAGACCTTATAACTCAAGGCACTAGATCTCTAGATGTATTAGGCGAGCTCGCACACGAGAGTGAGCACCCGCGTGCGTTTGAGGTCTTATCTAATCATATAAAGAATATAAGTGATGTGACAGATAAATTAATGAGCCTTCAAAAGAAAAAGAAGGAATTGAATAAAGAAGATGAAGAGATTAATAGGAAGGTGACAAATAATAATGTGTTTGTAGGTAGTACAACAGATCTACAAAGAATGTTATTAGATAAAGACCATGTTATAGATGCAGAGGATTAAGAATAACGAGTTTGGATATTTAGGCAACGCTAGTATAAAAAGAGATGGTGTTGTTGGTGACTTTACTAAAGAAGAAGTTTTAGAATATCAAAAATGTATGCAGGATCCTGTATACTTTGCCAAGAACTATATAAAAATTATTTCATTAGATGAAGGTCTAGTTCCATTTGATTTATATCCTTATCAAGAAAAAATGTTTAGACATTTTAATGATAATAGATTTTCTATTGTATTAGCATGTAGACAAAGTGGTAAATCTATATCTTCTGTAGTATATCTGTTATGGTATGCTTGTTTTCATCCAGAAAAAACAATTGCTATATTAGCTAATAAAGGTGCTGTGGCTAGAGAAATGTTAGCTCGTATAACATTAGCCTTAGAAAATTTACCTTTCTTTTTACAACCAGGAACTAAGGTTCTTAATAAAGGATCTATAGAGTTTAGTAATAATTCTAGAATAATAGCATCAGCTACATCTGGTTCTTCTATTCGTGGCTTATCAATTAATTTATTATTCTTAGATGAGTTTGCATTTGTAGAGAATGATGCAGAGTTTTATACTTCAACTTATCCTGTAGTTTCTGCTGGTACAGATACACAAATAATAGTGACTTCAACAGCTAATGGTATAGGTAATGTATATCATAAATTATGGGAAGGAGCTATGACTAATACAAATGAGTTTAAATCATTTAGAGTAGATTGGTGGGACGTTCCAGGAAGAGATGAGAAATGGAAAGAACAAACTATAGCGAATACATCAGCATTACAATTTGAACAAGAATTTGGTAATACTTTTCATGGAAGAGGTAATACATTAATAGCAGCAGATCATTTACTAGCTCAAAAAGCAATAGATCCTATACACTTTCAGGAAAATCTATTAGTTTATAAAGAGCCTATAGAAGGACATGATTATATTATGACTGTTGATACTGCTAAAGGTAGAGGTCAGGATTATTCTACATTTACTATTATAGATGTATCTACAGAACCATTTGAACAAGCTGTAGTATTTAGAGATAATAATATATCTCCTATGCTAATGCCAGATATTATATATCGATATGCTAAAACATATAATGAGGCCTACGTTATTGTAGAATCTAATGACCAAGGGGTTGTTGTATGTAATGGATTATATTATGATTTAGAATATGAAAATATGTTTGTAGAATCAGCCGTTAAGAAGAACGCGATTGGAGCTACAATGACTAGAAGAGTGAAAAGAATTGGTTGTTCTACTATAAAAGATCTTATAGAACAAAAGAAACTAATGATATATGATGCTCAAACCATAATAGAAATGAGTACATTTGTATCTCGTGGTAAAACTTTTATGGCTATAGCTCCAAACCATGATGATTTAATGATGAATCTAGTATTGTTTGCTTGGTTTACTACAACAGATATATTTACTTCACTATCAAATATAGACATGAAGAATATGTTGTATAAAGAACAACTTCAAGCAATACAAGACGATATGATTCCATTCGGTATAATAGATGATGGACAAAATGAGAATAAAGGTGTAGGAGATGGGGAAGGCAATGTGTGGTTTGAAGAAGATACTAAAACCACAGGATTGTTTTAATTATAAATATATACGAGTGATTAATCATATTATGTTTAATTTAATAGAAACCTTTTAAGAGAGGATAAAGCGATGGCATTTCAAGTATCACCAGGAGTTCAAGTCAAGGAAATTGACGCGACTGCTGTAGTACCAGCCGTATCAACCAGTATTGGTGGATTCGCTGGGTCATTTAATTGGGGTCCCGTAGACGAAGTAGTAACGGTTAGTTCTGAACAAGAATTAGCAGATACATTCGGTGCGCCTGACTCCGAGACCTATAAATACTTTCTAACTGCTGCTTCATTTTTAAAATATGGCAATAGTTTAAAAGTTGTCCGTACAGCTTCTGGTCACGATAACGCGACTGCAAATGCTGGAGGACTATTGGTTAAAAACGATACTCATTATGTCGATAATGGGTATAACACAGGTTCTGCTTCTGTTGGTGAATGGTGCGCTAAGTACCCAGGATCCCTTGGAAACAGTTTAAAAGTGTGTATAGTGCCGCAAGGTGTAGCTAACTGGTCAACTATTGAATATGCAACGGGTGCTAAGTACTCTGACATATTTGATGCTGCTCCAGGTACTTCAACTTACGCCGCTAATTTAGGCAAAGGATCGATAGGTGATGAAGTTCACGTATTGGTTTTAGACGAAGATGGTTTATTTTCAGGTGGAGTAGCTAATACTGTACTAGAAACTTTTTCATTCATGTCTTTAGGATCCGATGCTAAGAAAGACGATGGAACTTCTAATTACTACGTTGATGTAATAAATAATGGTTCCGAATATATACGTTGGTTAGATCATTCTGCATCATTAACAAATGCTGGTTCTGCTTTAAGCGGAATATCAGCTATTGGTGATGATTCAGGAGCTGCTGATTTAATTGTAGATTCATTACAAGATGGATCAGACGATAATTTACCTACCACTGGCGAAATTGCTAATGGTTATGCGTTATTGGCTGATGCTGACACTGTAGATGTTAACTTATTGTTTTCATATCCAGATGCTAATGGAGCTGCGACTATTGCTCAAGATCTAATTACTAAAGCTATTGGTCGAAAAGATTGTATGGCTTTTGTATCTCCACCAATTGAAGATTCACAAGGTTCAGCTGATCCTGACGGTGACGTTAGTGGATGGGCTGCAGGTTTAACTTCGACAAGTTATGCCGCATGTGATTCAGGTGCGATATACGTATATGATAAGTACAATGATACATATCGTTGGATTGGTGCAGGCGGCCATATGGCTGGTCTTTGTGCTAATACCGATAGAGTTGCAGATGCATGGTTCTCACCAGCTGGTGTTAATCGTGGACAATTGTTAGGTGTGACTAAGTTAGCTTATAACCCTAAACAAGCTGAAAGAGATACTCTTTATAAAGCAAGAGTAAATCCAATTGTTTCATTACCTGGACAGGGAACTGTTCTTTATGGTGATAAAACATTATTAAGCAAACCTTCTGCATTTGATCGTATCAATGTTCGTAGACTATTTAATGCTCTAGAGAAAGCAGTATCAACTGCTGCTAAGGCACAACTATTTGAATTCAATGATGAGTTTACAAGAGCTCAATTCAAGAATTTAGTAGAGCCATTCTTAAGAGATGTTAAAGGTCGTAGAGGCATAACTGATTTTTCAGTTATATGCGATTCAACAAACAATACAAGTCAAGTAATCGATTCTAATAGTTTTGTTGCTGATATCTTTATCAAGCCTAACAGATCTATTAACTACATTACTCTAAACTTTGTAGCAACAAGAACTGGCGTTTCATTTAGTGAAATAGCTGGTGATAGTTAAGAGAGGAATAAGCAATGGCAATTTTAGGAATAGATGATTTTAAATCAAAACTATCTGGTGGTGGTGCTCGTCCCAATCTTTTTAAAGCTACAGTTAACTTTCCGGGATTTGTCGAAGGAAGTACTGAGTTAACCTCTTTCTTATGTAAGACGGCCTCAATACCTGCTTCAACAATAACTCCTATGAAAGTTCCTTTTAGAGGAAGAGAATTGGTTTTGGCTGGTGACAGAACATTTGCTGCAGTAAGCTTAACCATCATTAATGATGCAGAGTTTAATGTAAGGAATGCTTTTGAGCAATGGATGAACGGAATGAACCAACATCAAGAGAATACAGGTGAAGTTGACTTCAACGCGTATTCTGCAGATATGGTTATTGAACAACTTGATAAAGCTGGTAATACAACTAAGAAGTATGACTTCAGAGGTTGTTGGCCTAGTACTGTGAGTGAAATAGCTCTAGACTATGGTACTCCAGATACAATCGAAGAGTTTACCGTTACCATGGAAATTCAATATTGGGAATCAGACACTACTTCATAAGTGGTATAAATAATATTAGAAGAGGACTTCTTCGGGAGTCCTCCGATAATATAGGATAATAAAGTATGGCAGAATTTTTTGGATTTGAAATAAATCGTAAAGGTAAGAAAGCTCCAGAGAGAGCATCATTCGTACCTAATACAGAAGCCGATGGCGCAGGAGTAATTACTTCTGGTGGCCATTTTGGTGTATATGTAGACCTTGATGGCGATAAAGCTAAGAGTGAGGTCGATTTAATATTAAAATATAGAGATATATCAGCGCAGCCTGAATGTGATGCTGCAATTGATGATATTGTTAATGAGGCTATTATTGGAGACCATGATCAATCTCCATGTGAAATAGTATTAGATAAATTAGATGTATCTGATAAGATTAAAGATACAATTAAATATGAGTTCGAGCAAATACTGAAGTTAATTAACTTCAATCAGTATTCGCATGACACTTTTAGAAAATGGTACGTAGATGGAAGATTACCATATCATGTTATTATTGATGAAGGAAATCCATCTGGCGGTATCAAAGAATTAAGATATATTGATCCTACTAAATTACGTAAGGTCAAAGAGATTGAGGAAAAGGAAGATCCTAAAACTGGTGCTAAGATTATTACTAAGCAAGAAGAATACTTTATTTTCCAAGATAATCAATTAGAAAGACATAATCAAGGTGTAAAAATACATCCTGATGCAGTTATATATTGCACTTCTGGTATGTTAGATCCAGGTAAAACTAGAATCTTCTCATACCTACATAAAGCAATTAAACCAGTGAATCAATTAAGAATGATGGAAGATTCACTAGTTATATACAGAATTTCACGTGCTCCAGAACGTAGAATATTCTATATTGATGTTGGTAATTTACCTAAAGGTAAAGCTGAAGAATATTTAAAGAATATTATGAATCAATATAGAAATAAACTAGTATACGATGCTAGTACTGGAGAAATAAAAGACGATAAGAAACACATGTCAATGATGGAAGATTTCTTCCTACCTAGAAGAGAAGGTGGAAGAGGTACTGAAATATCTACATTGCCAGGTGGGGATAATCTAGGACAGATTGATGATATTATATATTTCCAAAAGAAATTATATAGAGCATTAAATGTACCTATTAATCGTTTAGAGCAGGAAGCTCAGTTCTCTTTAGGAAGATCTACAGAGATAACAAGAGATGAAGTTAAATTTAAGAAATTTATTGATAGATTAAGAAAAAGATTTTCTGATCTATTCATGCAAGCCCTTAAAACTCAGCTATTACTTAAGAAAGTTATAACTAAGCAAGATTGGGATTTGTGGAAAGAGAATATAGTATTTGACTTTATCGAAGATAATTATTTTGCGGAACTGAAAGAAAGTGAAATGATTGCTGAAAGATTTGAAATGTTAACTTCAGTTGAAGAATATGCTGGTAAATATGTATCACAGGAATGGATACGTAAGAACATATTAAGACAATCTGATGATGATATTGAAGAAATAGAAGCACAAATTAAACAAGAAAATGAAAGGGATGGGGAAGATCTTGACCTTGACATTTAATTTTTTATAAATATATAAGAGGAAAAAAATGGATACTAATGAATTGATCAATAATATTAAGAATGGTGATAACGTAAAAGCTAATGATTCTTTTAATACTGTAATGAGAGAAAAGTTAAAAGATTCTTTAGATGCAAAGAAAATTGATATAGCTTCTTCAATGGGCAAGAAAGCTGAACAAGAAGAAGAGTAATGTTATTCAAAGAACTCCGCGAAAATTTAAGTACGAAGCCTAAAGTTGTAAAAACATATAAGGCTGAAGATAAACAGGTTATCATTTCCAAAATGGAAGATGGGTACGCTGTTTCCGTAGAAGGTCAACGGTTAGATGAAAATTTTCCTAACCAGTACGATGCGGAAGAAGCGGTAAATGAGTTTTTAGAACTTATAGGAAAAGAATAATGAAATTAATATCAGAATATATTGATAATAGCCCTTTAGAGGTTATTATAGAAAAAACCAATGGCAAGAAATCAATGCACATTGAAGGTGTATTCATGCAAGCCGAAGCGAAGAATCGTAACGGTAGAATATACGAGAAAAAGATTTTGGAATCTGCAGTGGCAAAATATGTCAAAGAGCAGGTTTCACAAGGTAGAGCTGTAGGAGAATTAAATCATCCGGAAGGACCTACGGTTAACCTTGACAAGGTTTCACATAAGATTACAAACTTGGAATTCCAAGGGAATAATGTTATAGGAAAAGCATCAATTCTTAAGACGCCTATGGGACAGATCGTTGAAGGTCTTCTCGAAGGTGGTGTTAAGCTTGGTGTATCAAGTCGTGGTATGGGAACTCTTGAGAACCGTAAAGGTGCCATGTATGTACGAGATGACTTTATGTTAGCCTCTGTAGATATAGTACAAGACCCCTCTGCTCCGTCCGCATTCGTTAACGGAATTATGGAAGGTGTAGACTGGATCTGGAATAATGGTATTTTACAACCTCAAGAAATTGAGAAAATTGAGACTGAAATAAAACGTGCTCCAAGCTCACAATTGCGTGATTTGGAAATTAAGGCGTTTAAAAATTTCCTCTCTAAACTTTAAACTCTATTTAGGAGACAATTATGTCTATGACAGATGAAATTAAAAATATAGTCGAAGGCGTATCCGATGAGGCAGTTGAAGCTCAGGAAGAAGGACAGGTAGAAGTATCTGTTGAAGAGCCTGTAGTTGAAGCAGCTGAATCTGAAGAAGTTTCTGAAGAAGTTTCTGAAGAGGAAGTTGAAGTAAGCGAAGCTAAAGTTAAGGAAGAAGATGAGTCAGACGAGTCTGACGATGACGATGATGACGACGAAGAAGTCGAAGAAGCAGCGCCAGCACCTTCTATGCCAAAAACTAAGGCTGGAGTTATTAACGCCGCAGTCGAAATGCTTAAAAAGGCTAAAAAGCACGAAGCGCAACAATTGTTCGCCAAGATGATTACTCAAGACGAGTCTACTGATGACGGTTCAGTACATAAAGCTATTAAAGCTGCACCTAAGGCAAAGGATCCAAAAGCCAAGCCTTCTGATGCATCTTCAAAAGTTGAAAATGCTGACTGGAACGAAGACTTAGATCTTATAGTTGCTGAAGAAGCAACATTATCTGATGGATTTCGTGAAAAGGCTGGAGCTATCTTTGAAGCTGCTTACAAATTAAAAGTAGGTAGTAAGATTGATGAGCTTGAGTCTGAATATGCGCAAAACTTGGAATCTGAAGTAGCTGACATTCAATCTGGACTTGTAGAAAAAGTAGATTCTTACTTGAACTACGTAGTTGAGAACTGGATGAAAGAAAATGAAGTCGCAGTTGAACAAGGTCTTAGGACTGAGATCGCTGAAGAGTTCATGAATTCACTACAGACAGTATTCAAGGAACATTATATTGAAGTTCCTGAAGGTAAAGCAGATTTGATCGACGATTTAGCTGATCAAGTTTCTGAACTTGAAGAACAACTCAATAAATCCACCGAAGATAATATTCAATTACATGAGAAAGCACAATCTTACGAAAGAGCTTCAATTGTAGCTGAACAATCTTCAGGCTTAGCTGATACAGAAGCTGAGAAACTTGCTTCACTCGTTGAAGATATCGATTTTGAAGACAGAGAAACTTTCGAAATGAAAGTGAAAACTGTTAAAGAGTCATATTTTAAACA